CTACCTTCCAGAAATTCCAATAGGGTTTATTTTTAGATCTCATTGCGGATTTCGGAATATTATAAAGGGGTCTCATGGGGTGGAAAATCCTACCGGAAAATTTTTTTAGAGTTTAATATATCTCTCGCGTTTTGTCACCTCTGTAGGTTAGGGTAGTGTTGCGTTTTTATATCGCAGGGCCGCGCCGACATCACGATACCGTTATACCGTAACTGTCAAATCACGAATGCCCCGCACGAACAGCACGGGGCATCGGAGGGTTTCACCGCACATCCTGCAGGGCAGAGTTGGCACTGCTCATACGAGTGCCATGAGATCCTGCTGCACCCCCATGAGTTCTGACCCGAGTGCTGCCTCCCTTGATGCGATCTGTCCAACGGTTAGCGGCAGAACCATGAGCAGGGCGAAGGCGGGTGACCTTGTATTGGATGCCGTCGATGGTTGCGGTGGTCATGAGAATCGGTTGCGTTTTTTTTTGTTTGAGGTAGAGGGGGCGACCCCTTACCGCTGGTGTGCCTCAGAGTACTGGGCGGCGATGGCGGTAGCAGGCACTCCCCAGTGAACGAACTGAGAAGGGCGTGATCCGTTCTTCAGTTGATCATGGCGTGAGATCCACTTGATCTGGCGGGTCTGAAGGTCAGAGCACATAGCGAGGGGGAAGCGGGTCATGGGTGCCTGTCGGTTGCTTTGGAATTCTACAGGGTCAGAGGGGCAGGGGTCAATACCCCAACCACACCAGGAACTCACCAGCGTCGACCCCGCCGAAGTCAGATGTCGTGCCGTAGTCGGTGCGGAAGTCATCCCACAGACCGTGCTGCTTGGCAGCGTATGCCGCTTCAATCCAATAGATGGTGCCGTTCTCAGGGTTGGTGATTTCAGCGATCAGGGCGGGGAAGGTGGAGCAGGTCATCGGTGCGTCTGTCGGTTGCTTGATAATTGTACCACAGATCAGACGGCGCACCAGGCGCAGTAGCGGTCGGAGTAGACCTGCTCCAGGCGGTATGCTTCCTCCTCACGGGATTCGTCGTCGTGGTTGCCCTCCAGCGATTGGCGGCAGTGGATCAGTTCGTGGATCAGCGTCGTGACGTATTCCAGGTGGGGCAGTTCCCGCTCAACCTCAACCAGAAAGTCCAGATCGTCTTCCTGCTGCTGCCAACCCACCACACCCTCAGAGGTCAGGCGCTTATGGTGAACCGTGATCGCCGCGGCCCCCAGCAGCGGTTCCTGATCCAGCATGAAGCGGTAGACCTGCTGAGCGAGGCGGGGGCGTTGCTTTTGTCCAGAGGTGAGCAGCATCGGTCGGTTGCGGTTGTGAGTATTGTAGCAGATCAGTTCATCAGCAGACCAGGCGTCACAGTGATGTGGCGTTGGAGGCAGTGGCGGTTGACCCACTGACCGAGCGAGCAGTCGGTGTTTGCCATCAGGTCCAGGATCGCGCGGCGGGAGATGCCTTTGTAGGTATAGCGACCGCCCCAGAGGAACTTGACCTGAACCTGACCCGTGATGGGGTTGACGGTCAGGGTCTCAATCGCGGTGCTGCCGTGAGTGGTGATGGGGTAACCGATGAACATGGGGGGCGGTGGCGTTTGAACTGAGATCAGTATAAGGGGGCGGGAGTGCCCCCTATAGGTCCTGGTGGTCAGTCCACCGATTGGCACTTGACCTGATTGATCAGGTCCACCAGGTCGTCGATGATCATCTTAGCACCCTCAGGCGACATTCCAGGGCGCTTGCCAGTGGAGGCATCAAAGTGCATGTCCCTCCAGTTGCGCTCGCTGTCCTTCAGGGCATCCAGCAGTGCCTGATGCTTGTAGAGGTCCAGGGTGAGGGTCAGGGTTGCCATCGGGTTCGCTTGTGAACTGAGATCAGTCTACAGGGTCAGGATCAGAACTCCAGGGCATCGAGGGTCGGTTCAGCGATTGTCATACCATTGTCGGTTTCGGGGTTGCTGATGGTCTCCAGGATCTGTAGGATCTGATCGCCAGTGTTGCCAGAGCGCAGGAGGGACAGAGCAAGTTCGCGGGACATTGGAATCGTTTGTAGTGTGGTTGTTTGGCGGAGTCTTTTTGGGGCGCTGCCGTTCCCATTGTGTCAGAGGGCGCCTTGAGCGTTTAGGATGCCCCAGGCAACCTCAAACCCGTTAGGGGTGCGGTAGATGCCCAGATAGCGGTTGCCGATGCTCACTGCTGCTGCCTCATCACGGATACGGGCACGGGGGTCGATGGCAGCGTAGAAGATCGGTTCAATGAAGCGAGGAGTGCGGATCAGCATCAGAGGCGTGGGGGTTCTGAGCAATTGTAGCAGATCAGGGGAGGGGGTCAGCGCCCCTCAGTGTAGTCTCCGATGATCATGCCATTCTGGCGAACCTGGGCGTACCCATACTCCTCACTGAGGGACAGGCACAGATCCCAGGCGCGATCCGCATCGGTGGTGGTGTTCTCCCAGGGAGCGGAGGGGCAGATCACGTCGTAGCGCATTGGTTTCGTTTGAACTTGAATCAGTATAGGGGGTCAAGGTGGGGGATCAGAGTCCCCCCTGTGCCACTTCAGAAGGCGATCAGTTGGTCGATCTCCCACTGATCAACAGCAGGTACACAATCGGTCCGACCGATCTTATCGGTCAACCAGCGGTTAATGTGCTTTGATGTGGTGGCGCTCCACTTGTGGGCAGTGCGGACCCATCCCCGACCAGGGATGCGGGCAGCGACGGGGGTCACATATGAGATCAGGACCTCAGTGCCATCTGCCAGCATCACCTCGGTCATGTTGCTGCCGATCTGTTGAACGATCATGGGGTGTCCTGTGAACTGAGATCAGTATAAGGGGTCAGGTGGGGTGCTTAGCGGCAGTCCTGTGACATTTCACACATTGCCACTGCCAGGCGGTCGGCGTTTGCTTTGGTGATCTGAGCGCCTGCTGATAGGACGTTGCCACCAACCCAGAGGGAGATGGCAAGGAAACCAAGGGGAAGGATGGAGCGCATCAGTGAGTCAGAAGGTTTGGAGTGCTGCTACTTTATCATAGAGTTGGGCAAGGTCAACGCCCAGGTGCTCGCTTACCTCATCCCAGTCGTCGTGGAATTCAATCAGTTCCAGCAGAGCACGGATCTCATCCTGAGTGAAAGAGGTGAAGGTCTCAGAAGTCATAGTCAGCAGCGAGGTAGTCGTTCATGTTGAAGGATTCATCATCCTTCAGTTCGGGAATGTCAAGGTCGAAGATCTCACCAGGCATGTCCTGGATCTCTTGCCACAGTTCGTCAAACATTGGGGTTCCTCTCAACAGAATCAGTATAGGGCACGGAGAGGCACCCACAAGCGCCTCTGTGCCACCTCAGCGATTGTCACCAGGTCTTTGCAAGAGTGAAGTTGTAATAACTGAAAACTTCACGATTCACGAGTTTAAACATACCAAACTCATTGGTCATTACGTAACCTTCACCAACGATACGCTCACCATTGATGTATGCTTCAGGTCCATCATTGCGCAGCAGGAATAGGCAATCCTCCTTAATGCTCTTGACCAGTTTCCACAAGCGAATCAGGTTAGGATCACAATCAAAGGCATCATCCTCAACGGGGCGTTGCTCGCGGATGCAAGCGTTAAGTTGCTTTTTCAGTTCTGCCAGTTGCTTACCATCAACGAACTCACAAGTGGTTGACATTTGGCGGGCGAACTTGCACACCTCCTCAACATCAGCGAATGAGGTTTGATTGTGAGCAATGTAAGCATCAGGTTTCACGAACAGGCAGGCATCAGTGCTGTCCAGGTTCACCATCAGTGGCAGTGCCCAACTATCGCGCAGGTCATCGTTTGCCTCATACACTGTGTGAGGGGCAATGATAATCTCCTCAGTGATTACCTCTGGGAACTTATAGGTGATGGTGTTGGGTTTGTATTCATCCGATCCGCCGAACCCGATGAAGTCACCTTGGATAATACGCTCAGTGCGAGGCAACCAATCAAGACACTTGTGCAGAATTTCTGCGACACGACCCACGTGGTTTTGATTGATCTCATCGTGTGTGTGGTTGATCTTAATCTTTACTTTGTTGAAGACACTTTTGGTGCCAACGAAGAACTTACCATTGGCGGGGTTTGTTCCCCAAACAATAGCGGGAGCGCCATCAATCTTGACGCTGAGAGCGCCAGGATTAACAAACCAGTCCAGCACATCAAGGTCGCCCGTGAGGATGGCATCTTCGGGGTGTTCAAGGTGTTTGTTTT